CATCACTGATACTCCTTTCTTTGACCATCTTGTTTAAGTATAAACAATTAAATACTGCTGAGAGTATAGCATATTTTTCTGGTCTAGAAAAACTATCTAAACTATCTACTACTCTCATCATACCTTGTGCTACTTTTTTAACATTGACATTAGCCATGTCAACTGAAGAAGAATTCTGCATCTTTCACCTCGTTAATGTTTAATTTACCATACTTCGGTCTTTTAGGAAAAGTGTTTTTACAAATAGAAGGAGAAGCCGTTTGTTCCTCTGCAAATTTCTGGAGGACATCCTCTTTATAAATCTCAATAAAAGTTGTTCTCAGGTTATCACTTAAGCGTTCCATATTACAAGCATGAGTACCAAAGGAATCATGAACGACAGAGAAACTCTGAATATCAGTATAAGATAAATTTACAGTTTTCATTAAATGGCAAGCATCCATACTATGAACATAGTTAGGGGCTATACCATTAGTCTGTTTATGTTTATCTAGTTTATCACCAGCTCCATGTGCAGAATACAAAGAAGCAACTTTACCATTTATAATTGTTCGTATTTCTTTAACTATCGGTCTTAAGTATTTCTGCTTCACTATAAACCCTGTAGGAACGGTCCAGTAGATAGGTCTAGCATCTTTACTTAAAACTCTAGCACACTCTTGAAGCCAATCCATGCCTTCCCTAGCCGACACCACTACTTCTCCTATAGATTCATAAATAATAGTAGCTAAATATTTACAAAACACCCATAAGTCTTTGTCTTTAGAAATTGTAGAAAAAATTATTCCTTTGTCTAATTGTTTCTTCAATTCCTCGTATATCTGTTCTCTCATTCCATAAAGAGTAGCACCATAAGGAGTAGTCATAACAGGTCTTTTAACGAGTGCTCTATTTATATCTAAAGGTGAAACTATAGCTTCAGGATCAGCTTTTACTTTTTCTACCACCTTATCTTTTACAATCTCATAAATGTCTTGAGGATCATCAGTCATTGTAAGGTTTACAGCTCTCCCTCCCACCTCATCTCTTAGCATAGCTGAGAAATGCTGTAAGCCATTACAAGAACCATCTACAGTGACAGGTAAATAACTGACAAATTTAGGATCTTTCTTAGCTTTAACATACTCAATACAGGCTCTCAGGAATTGCCAGGGTTTATCTGCATCCATCCACCATTTATTAACTAAAGGATCTTTTCCCACCCTTGTTATGGCCCAATCATGTAACACTGCCCATTCTACTCTCTCTTCTAGGGACACTTTATCATGACCGTAGCAGTTAGCTAGGTGGACCTGTAGCCAAGGAAATCCTGAAGTTCCTAGAGGTTTACCAACAGAAAACTCCAAGAGTCCTCTAGCTGAGTCTTCTCCTTGTGGATTCAGGAATGCCGTATTAGCATACATCCTTCCCCTGAAATCTAGAGTATGAGGAAAGTAGAAAACCTTCTCATCTTTAAATTTTCTGGTAGTCCACATGAGCTGACTAAATTGTATTCTTTTAGTTTTTAACCTGATATTATCAGCGTGCATAAGAGAAGCTAACCTTTTCCATTCTATTTGTTCTTCTTTAAGGGTGGCCTTGCTGCCCACTGTTCCCTTCTTAGGGTAAGGTTCTGGCATGGTTCTCTCGAAGAACTCTGGAATGACCTTACAGCTTGACCGTGAATTAAATAGAGTATCCATAACCTCAAAGACCTTCTTGTTTATTCTCCACCCTGTCTCTTGGACTATATTTACGGCCTTCTTCACTTCTTTGAGGTCTGATTTATCTAGCATCTCAAGGTAGGAATGATCCATAGTTTTCACTAGGTTTATGTGAGTATAGGTATAATAGCCACCTGAGTAAACTGAATCCCACTTTCTAGGTGGTATCAGGCAGGGCAGCTTGACAGGATTGTATAACTCACAAATAGAGTTCTTCTTGTCTATCCATTTAAGAGATTCTTCAGTAGCTTCAAGCCAATAGACGCTCTTCCTCTTTTGACCACTGGTATTATTATATAGATCTACCTTAAATAG